CATAATGGTGTAAGTGAAAACAATAATGGCAACCTTATATTTGATAGTGTTGAATATACAAGGATGCCAATAGAAGCAAATGGATTTGATTTTAATGGCAAGCAACTTCCTAGACCACGAATTACTATATCTAATATTTTAGGAACTTTTACAACAATACTTTTAACCTTACCCCAAGGATTAGAGGGAGCAAAAGTTACAAGAATTAGAACATTAGAAAGATACATAGATCATATCAACTTTGATATTGGAGATATTTTATTAGAAGATGACAGTGAGTTACTACAGGAAAATGATAGTCTTGTAAGTCAGGAATCCAGTGATAATCCTCATGGGACACCTGATCCTACAGCTACGTTTCCTAATGAGGTTTATTATATAGATCGTAAAGTTACAGAAACAAGAGATATAATTCAATTTGAACTTGCCGCTAGTTTTGACCTTAATGGTGTTCGATTACCTAAAAGACAAGTATTACCAGCAGATTTTCCTGGTGTTGGTACATTCTTCTCATAATGTGGCAAGATAAAGCACTTGAACACGCAATACAAGAAGACCCTAGAGAATCTTGTGGTCTTTTA